CTCGTCCATGAACTGCCTCTTCCCGGCTATCATAGGTATAGCCGTCAAGAATCTCGCCGTCATTTTCCGAGAAATTGAATGCCCCATGTCCGTCGCAAACAACGGTCCATGCCGGAATTTCTGGCTCCGAGAGAACTGATACGATGATCGCCTTAGCTGCGATCAATGCAACGAGGCCGATACCGAGAACAGCCCACATCCGCCTGCACGCCTTGTGTTTCGGGGTCATGCGGTTAGCGGACGTTGTGCTCGTCGTTTTGGTTGTAGTTTTCAAGTGGGGTCAGTGGTTTTGGCGCGGCGTAGTCCGGTTCGTCGTCGTCGGGTTCGGGGCAGTGTTTGCAGTCCGGCATCGGCTCAACCTCGATGTCGTCGATGTCGCCGGCACACTCGCTCATCCCTCCCCCTCTCCGTCCGTGCGGCTGGCTGGCTTCGAGGTGGCGGCGGCTGTCAAGTAGGCGCGTTTGACGTCGAGACACTTGTAATAAGATTTATCACGGAACCGCTCTGCTGCCCCGAGCCAATCCTTTGTCTGTTTCGTCCAATCTCCGCCGCTAACGTTAGCAATTACAGTCCATCCAAATTCGGCGCAATCAGCCCACAAATCTGCGAGAGAAAGTAGCTTTGCGTGTTGCTCCCGCAGGCGCAGGTTGGCAGCGCGAAGGGCCGTGGCATCGGTTGCTTCTCGACACTCCAACACTTCGGTCGCATGAAGAGCCGCACTTACTTTCTCAACCTCGCCCTTGAAGTAATTGCGGTCCTCCGTCATTCGAGCGAGTTCCTTTCGGCACTCGTCAAGCTGGGACTGCTGAATGAGTACAGCCAAAGGACAACGACGATTAGTTTGCTCATGGTCTGATCCATCTTGGAATCCTGGCGTAGTGGGTGAACCCGCTGATGTGGACGCCAGAGAGGCATTTGTGCGCCTCGAACATCGTTGAATGGGTAACTTTCCCGTCCCGCACATTGAATAGAATGAAACCTTGAGGGTTCTCCCAAATCTCAGAGTCGGGAATGATCGGTACGACCTCGCGGGCCTTACGAATGACTATGCGTTGTAGTTTCACAGCGCCTGCCCCCTTTCGCCGCTAACGGCGGGCGGGGTGGGCTCGGGAAGGGGTCGCGCTTTTATAACCGTAATCTCTGAAATGGTATAGTATTCCTCACTGTGAAGCGGTTGCTTGGGGCCTTCACCCTCGAAATCCTGTGCTTCCCATTTCGCATTGCGGAGGGTAAAACTGGCCTTGGTCTCCTCGATCCGGTCTACCTTCTTTTGGGCCGTCGCCTTGCACGTATAGACGCCCACCAGATCGAGCGAGTGCTCGTGAGATGTCTGTCCGATTACGATGTAAACCTTCATTTGTCAGACCCTCCAGCCGGGGCGGGCGCGAGGGCCTGCGCTATCTTTGCGCGTGCCTCGGAAGCAGCTTCGTTGATTTGGAGCAAGACTGCCTCTGCGCTGTCACCGTCCAGATTGCTGCGGTCCTCGGCTGTTTCGCATTGGTCGGCAAAGGAGTCACAAAAGAGCAATGCTGCGACCAGTCTCGCGTTCTCCCTCTCCGCAGCCCCAACCTGCGCCCGCGCCTCGTCGCGTTCTTTGGCCAGAGCGGCGGTGGTGGCGGCGATGTGGTCAGCAACGATCTTCGCTGCTTCGTGACGGTATTGGTCGTCGTCGGTGACGCCTCTAATGGCCAGCTTATAGGCGACGGCCATGGCGCACGAACGGTCCTCGGCGCTCACCTGCGCAGGGTCGGGCGGGGGTGTGGTCATTTGGCGTTCCTCATTGCGGCTATGGTTGCGAGGGCGGCGTCCATTCTCGGAATGAATCCGTTCATCGGATGGTAGAGGGCCGCGTGTATCGCCTCTTGAATCTTTGGGTCCGGCTCAACGTGGATCACCAATGGAGGCAGCGTCATCGAGTATGAGCAGAAGGTCCACTGCGGCTCTTTGCTGACGTACAAGCTGTACTGAATTTGCACAACGTATTCCTCGGGAATCTTGTTTTCCAGAAGGTAGCGAATCTGGTTGGGGGGCTGGGGTGATTTAATTTCGAGCCCGCTCCCGTCCGGCAGGATTCCGTCAGGGGAAAAACCGCATCGCCCGTCATCCGACGCGCAGAATCCGGGGCGGGCGACCTTTAGGCTGTACTCGAATTCAAACCAGGGGATTGCTATCGTCTCAATGAGCTTGCCCTGAATTACGGCGTACCCCTCAAGCTGCTCCGCGGACCATCCCAGGACTTTCTCCGCGACCTTTTTGTAAAGATAGGTGTCCACGCCAGCGCCCGTACGGATCTTGCCCGTGGGGGACACTAGCGCGTCGGCCTCGGACGCCGTGACGACGCCTAGGCGGGCAGAGTACCAAGAAGTGGACCCTTGGGCCATATCGAATGTTTTCACGACTTGCGCTTTCTTTGAAGGGCCGCGAAGAGCGCGTCGTAACGCGCCGATCCGATGTCCTGATAATCGAAAGCGCCCGCGTATTTGAGGAATGCGGATTCGTCGGCCTTAACTTCCTTGACCAGTTCGCGGAGGGTTTCGGCCTGCTCAAAGGAAACGGGTGCGCCCTCTTTACGCGCATCCGCCCCGTCAACGTCGCGCTCAATGACAATATTGAGGGCTCCGCATAGGGCGAATCGCTTGGCGTAAGTGCTCGCGGCTCCGTCCCCCTGCGCCTCGCTCGATCCATGAGGTCCTACCCCGACCCGAGCCATGAAGGTATTCGTGCGCGAGTGGCCTCCGATATGGGATAGGGTGCAATGCTGAATCACCCGCCCGTCGCGGAAATCCATACTGAAGGACAAGGCAAATCCATGTTTCAGGAGAAGCGGCTTAACTTGAGCCATGATCGACTCGAAGGGCGCATAGAGATATTTGGTGTTCCCTTGCTTATCGGGGACGGGACGGTCTGCCTCGACCGCAGGCATTTCCGATTGGAGCGCGTTGAACGCGGAATTGAACTGCCGTGCCGCGTCGTCCTTTCGCATCTCACGGTCTAGGTTGACGAGACGCTCCATAACACCAACTGAGTCCGCCGTAAGCCCCCCGGCGATGACTTTCTCCATCAGGGCCAGCGGCGTAGGTTGCACGACCGCCAGCTCGTGACGGGGCATGTCGGCCTCGCGGAAAAGTGTGGGTTCCTGGGTGTTCATAGGGCGTCATGCTCCTTTTGCAGAAAGTGGATCAGTTGCGACCGGTGGACCTGCAAGCGACGGTTCAGGTCTTGGTTTTTCAGGACTGGACTGGCGTTCTCGATGGCCGTTGCGTAGGCGAACAGCTTTTCTTTGTCTCCGGCATTCGCGGCAGCCTTAGCCAGGGCAGCCTCATAGGCTTTTCGCTTATCTTCCTGCGCCTTGGCTTCCTGTAATTGAGCCTCGGCCTTCTGGCGGGCTTCCCTCTCCTTTTGGGCAACCGCCTCTGCGGCTTCACGCTCTTTCTTGGCCTTGGCTTCCGCTTCAGCCTTCTCGATGCGAGCCTTCGCCTCGATGGCCTCTCGCTCTTTGCGTGCCTGCTCGGCTGCGGCTTTCGCCTCAGCCTCGGCCTTCTGGCGGGCGACTTCTCGCGCCGCCTGCTCTTTTAGGCGCTCCTGACGGTTCGCCTCCTCGCGCTCCTCGGCCTCCTTCTTGAGCTTGGCGTTCTCGGCGTTTATCCTGGCCTCTTCTGCGAGACGGGTCTTCTCGGCTTCGATCCTGTCGGATTCGGCCTTCCTTGCAGCCGCCTCAGCCTGCTCCTTTGCGGTCTTGACGCCGATTAGAAGTGCCTGAAATGCGGGCTCGGCCATATCCCGGACAGCGTAGAGGGCGACATCGGACACGAAAGGCGCTAGCGCTGCCTTCCTGCCCTGCTCTACCCAGTCCTTGCGGGCAACCTCGGCTCGCTCGGCGGTATCCTCGGCATCCTGAAGGGCCTTCTCTACAGGGGCCAGATCCGCTTCCAGGATGTTGTAAAACCCGTCAACCGCCCGCCCGTAGGATAGCGCGGTTGCCTTCTGTGTCTTGCGTACGGCATCGCCGGAAATCCGGACCTTGCGGATTGCGAGCCGACAGGCGCGGGCCTTTTTGATTTCCGAAACGCAGGTGGCGTCCTTTACGGATTCCGCTACTCCAACCGATTCAGCGAGAGCCTTTCGGGCCTCGATGAATACCGGGCGGAATGCCGCGACAAGAGGGGTTGTTGATGTCTGCTCAAGGCCGGTTTGACCCGCGAATTTGGTAAGCTGAGCCTCAACTGGCTCGGCGATTTCTAGTTCTGTTGTGGCGTTCATAGTTTGTCCGTTTCGTTTACGAAAAATCGTCCGTACCTCTCCTTTGGCATCCAGCGCCCCAAGCGGTCCCTCCGCGCCCTGTCTGCGCGGATGGCCGCGAAGTACCGCTCGGCCCACTGCTCATCCGCCCTGCGCTGCAAATGCGACTTGACGGCGTCACGGAGGATGACGAACGCGAGCCATATGCATAGGGCGATGATGATTCCTTCGCCGAGGTTGAAAAGGGTGGATGGGCCGATCATAGGGATCCCTCGAAGGCTTTTACGGCCTCCTCTTCGACTGCATCTTTGAAATCGGGTGCAAACGGTTCCTTGACCTGGCTGCCTTCTGGATCCTCGACCGAGTAGAGGTCAACGGCGTACTCGCGATGCCCTTCGGGCCAGAAAAGCGGCGCAACGCTGGCCTCGCACATGAAGGTCTCGTTGTCCTCGCCGTAGATGACAGGGAAGTGGACACTCACGATGATCCCTCCGCAGGCTTGTAGCGATTTAGAAACCCGCTGATCTTGTCGCTTCCCATGGCGCCAAAGAAGGTTGCTTCAGTACCGTCTCTCGAAAGGCTGTATTGAACCCACTCGCCACGGATTTCTTTGATGCGGGCGAATAAGACTTCGAAAGGATTTTCTCCCTTGGAGCGATATAGCTGACCGACTTCAAGGGTCGGCGCGATTTCGATTTCGGTTTTCATAGAGTATAGAAATAGGGGGCCAGCGCGGAAGCGAATCCAGTGAACCCGGAGCGCTCGGCGAGCCAGTAGGCCGATTGGATGTGCAGACAGAATTGCATGTGGGTCATTTCAGTCTCGCATCTCAGCGATTTCTTTGAACACGGAGAGGTAGAGATCACGGTACTTGCGCCGTTGCTTTTTGGCGTCGGCGTCGGCGTCGGCGATGGCGTAGGCGTCGGCGATGGCGTAGGCGTAGGCGATGGCGTCGGCGTCGGCGTTGGCGTTGGCGATGGCGATGGCGATGGCGATGGCGTTGGCGATGGCGATGGCGTTGGCGATGGCGTTGGCGTCGGCGATGGCGTTGGCGTAGGCGTCGGCGATGGCGATGGCGTTGGCGTAGGCGTCGGCGATGGCGATGGCGTTGGCGTAGGCGTCGGCGTCGGCGTAGGCGTCGGCGTCGGCGTAGGATTTTTGACCGGACAAAACTTCTCGCGCTTTCAGCGCGCTCGTTTTGTCGGTAACAACCGCCAGAAGCCTCAGCGCACCCGCATTCTTCAATGCCTCGGTTTTTACCTTCTCACTTTTGGTGTTCGCCGCGATCCACTCCAAGCGCATCGGAGTGAGTTCCCGAATGATGGCGTCGGACCACCTGGCGCAACGTTTGAGGGTCGTCTCGACGGATGCCCGGCTGTCGAGAAGCAGCGGAATGAATGGCCGCAGGAATTCGGTGCGCTCGGCGTCCGAGTCCCACCAGCCAATATCGTTCGCGTTGATTGCTATTCTCCGCAGCAGGCGGCACGCGCAGGCCATTTTGTCGGTCGGCTTGTCGAGGGTGAGACCCTTGCGGAGGGCGTCGATTGTCGCGGCTTGGGCCATAAGGCAGGCCATGTTCTTTCCGTCGCCGACCCCCGATCCCATGATAAGGGGGGCAATTACAGAGTAGTGCAGGCGAAAAGGAGCGTCGCCGGGTATCGGCGTCTCGGGGCGGATTTCTTTGATGCGGGCGAATAAGACTTCGAAAGGATTTTCTCCCTTGGAGCGATATAGCTGACCGACTTCAAGGGTCGGCGCGATTTCGATTTCGGTTTTCATAGAGTATAGAAATAGGCCGCTAGCGCCGCCGTCCCTATGACGAACAGGGCCAGCGCGAGGTCTTTGCGGAGGGAATGGGGTTCGGGAGTCATGGCGTTGCGACTGCCCTTTCCTCCTCGGCGCATCGCTTTATATCCGCCATGGCCAGTTCGTTCGTCTCGAAGAACCGCATAGGTGAAATACGGATCAGGCTCGACGCCTTTGCGATCTGCATGGCGGCGAACAGCGTCGAACTGGCCTTTTCGAGAGACTTTCCTTTCTCGCCCGCGAGCGTGACGATCCACCCAGCCCGGCAATGCCTGGTCTCGCAGGTGTGCCAAGTGGACATTTCGAGCGCGTTAGGATTTTGCTCGACTGCGGATAATACCAAGGTGTGCAGGTTTTTGATGACCGTCACGTCGAACCATGATTTTCCTTCAGGCTGAGCATCCGGCTTTGAGTTTTTTAAGCCGAAGCAGTCGGAGCAGCGGGAGCAGTCGGAGCAGTCGGAGCAGTCGGAGCAGTCGGAGCAGCGGGAGCAGTCGGAGCAGTCGGAGCAGTCGGAGCAGTCGGAGCAGCGGGAGCAGCCGAAGCAGCGGAAGCAGCGGGAGCAGCCGGAGCAGCGGCAGCAGTCGGAGCAGTCGGAGCAGTCGGAGCAGTCGGAGCAGTCGGAGCAGTCGGAGCAGCGGAAGCAGCGGGAGCAGCCGGAGCAGCGGGACGCGTTCCAGCACCCTGTGTTTGTTTTATTTTCTTTCGCGTAGTCGCTTCGCGACTCCGCGTGGGCGGGTGAGACGCCGTTAGCGTCCTTGTCGGGACGCGCCAGAAATGCCGAATAGTCGGCAAAGATTTCGGTTTTGTTCATGTTAATGTAAATCCGTCGCCCAAAGCCACACGCAGAGGCTCGACAGGCCCTGCCGTCGCCCCTCCCTGCCTCTGGTTTGGTGTCGTTGGGTTCATGCTTTTCGTCGTTGCGGGTTGGTTCGTCTCCGGCTCATGCCTTCGACGCAGGGAGGGAATCACAGCCGCTCAGGTTATTCAAGATAAATCTTGCATTATTTTCTAGGCGGCTCAGGTTCCCTCTCATGTCGAAGCGAGTTTACCTGCGAAAATACTTCTCGGATATGGGCCGGAAGGGCGCATTGGTCTGTTCGCCGGCACAAAAAGCCGCCAGGGCGGCAAACGGCGCTAAAGGCGGCAGGCCACGCGCCAAGCCCCGCACGGGCGAAAGCGCGGGATGAGCGCCTTTAGCGACATTCTTGAACAGCATTTCAGGGTCACTAAGAAACGTGTCATCGCAAAAAGCCGGATCACTTCCCGGGGCGACTTAATCACGGCGTTCCTCGGGTTTCATGCTGGCGAGATCAGTATGGAGCAACTTTGCGAATACATTGACGCGAATCTGCAATACTCCACAGATTCGGGTGCTGAATACGCTCTATCGAACCCCGAGGAAGCAAAGAAATGGCTCGTTGAACTACGGACTAAGCTCGATAAGCCCAACCTGTGAGGACCGAATGAAAGGTGACCGACATTTGCTGGTTAATTTCATGATTGAAGAACGCGCCCTGATTAAAATGTCGCTCTACAGGCCGCTCACAAAGCGCGAGAGGAAGGTTGTGGGCAAATTGGTCATCAGGGCCGTTGACGTGCTATCGAAGCACAAATGCCCTTTATAGGCCGCGCAATCGCCGAGAAGGCGCTCAAGGCTGAATGGGAGGCCAAGGGCTACACCGTTTATTTTAATGTGGACATGAAACCCACCTACTTCGACGACAGCCATCTATCCGCCCCTGTTCTGTGGGACGACGGCTGGCACCCTTGGGGTTATATGCCGCCGCCCCGCAAGCCATGGTGGAGGCGCATCTTCACCAAGAAGTTTTTCGCAGACATGAGGGCCAAGCTCGACAAGCCAACCCCGCCATCGGCCAGTAGAGACGGAGGCTAGGCCCTAAGCGCGTAGTCGCCAGCAGCTATCGAAACCAACTTGTTCTCATGGCGCAGGATTCGGGATGCTATCCGAGCGTCCATGCGCTCGGCGATCTCCTGAAGCGTGAGGTTAGTTGCAATCATGGTCCACCGGCAAAGGCGAATGTCGCAAAAGGTCGTCATGGCGTCGGCGACGAAATTCGTCGGGTCCCGCGTCACCCCCAGCTCATCCATCGCCACAAACCAGTCGTCACCCAGACTGCGCGGCAGCGTGTAGTCTCCGTTTCGCATCCGGCTCGCCAAACCGCCCTCATCGTAGCGAAGCGCATACGGCCTGCGCCCGTCGTAAATGTTCATGTGCTCGACCCTGCGCACCTTCCAGTCGGGCGGCCAGATCGGGTTGTTCGCCGGGTTGCCGGGATTGATCCGCTTCGCCTGCCTGAACACCTGGTCCATGAGGTACGTCTTGCCGCATCCAAAGCGCCCCTGAAGGGTCAGCCAGTACGGCGCGGCCCCGCGCTCCATGTCGGCCACAAAAGCCGCGCAAGCCACCTTTGCGGCCTGAAGCGAGGGCTCGTAGCAGTCGAGGTCAGGTTCCCAGCCCGTGGTTTTTGATTCCGCTGTAGTCTGGGGCGCACTCAAGGCGCCGTGAATTAGGTCTGACATCGCTTTTGTTGTTTCCATTTTGGTTCTCCCTTTCCTCGTAGATTCCCTGAAAGTTTTGCCGAATCGAATACTCGATCGCCGCGACCGCCCGCGTGACGCCGAGGGCGACCAGCACCTTTACCTGCTTTTTGGCGCCAATCGGCGTGTAGGCCCGCAGCTTGGCCTGCTTTCGGTATTCGTTCCATTCAGCCCATGCCGGCCGCAGGCCCTCCGGTATGTCTGCATCTGCTCTCTGCATCTGCTCTCTGCTATGCGTGACGTCACGCGTAACCGTCACGGTGTCACGCGTGACAGCAAGGGATGCCTTGCGTGCACGTAGCCTCCGTTGACGTTCGGCAGCGGTATGGTCTATGTCGCGAAACTTCATGTAATTGAGCACCAAATACCCTCCGTCTATTCGGACCATCCTGCGCCCTTCAAACGCTTGGCTCCTGCTCTCCTTCTCGGGAGATCCCAAGGACTTGAGCGCGTTTATGCCCGTTGCCTCCTCAACAACCGCTTGTGCTATCAATCCGGGACCAGATGCAGGAACAAAACCATACCAACCTGGAGGCACGACGAAACCAGCGTCTTTGAGGGAATCGACCTCCAGTGTATTCACCGGCGCAAGGTATTCCCTCGGCTCGGCCATTAGCAGGGCCGCAAGGAAAAGCTCCAAGTCGGGCCGTTTATACCAAATCGTTGAGCGGAGAATGGCCGCATCCAGCTTCACGAACGCCATACGTCACACCGTGACAACCGTAACGCTACTGTCAACACCCCACTTGAAAGCCCTTGACCCCAATCCCTATGCAGATACTAGGGATCCACGCGAACATGCTCCGGCATGCCCCGCTTCAGTGTTGCGCATCCCGCCCTGAAGCGGGGTTTTTTCTTGACACGATTTGTAAAAAGGTTCCCAAACCCTCCCCATGCACCCAACTTGGCAGATTGTGATCGTAGCCTTCGGGGTAGGCATGGTGATCGGCGTAATTGCCATTTGCTACCGTCTCGGCAAGTTCTTCGAATGAGCACGTCCGCCCTCGTCACCACCCGCCGCGAGCCGGGCCAACCCGAGCGCCGCAACCCGGCAATGGGCAAGCAGCCGCTCCCGAAGCTGCGAGCCCAGATCGCCAACATGCCGCGCCAGCACCGAGCCGCCATGCAAGTCCTCAAGAACAACAAATGGGCAAAGGGCCGCCTCGCCCGCATAAACCGCTTGACGAAGGTCGTTAAGCCAGCCACAGCAGCGGCATGAGAACAATCAACGTTGACCCGGCCACCGGCGATCCCCTCCTCGACGACGCTCTCAAGGGCGGAAAGAAGTAGGGTTGTGTGGCCGGTAAGACAAACCGGGATTTCGACGCACAGGTCCTCAGTCGAATGGCAGAGGGCGAGTCTTTGCGCGAGATTTGCGAGGAGCTAAAAGATGAGGGATGCCCGACCGAAGGGCGATTCAGGCAAAGGGTGATATTGGACGATCCTCCGGGTTTCGCTACTCAATACGCGCGCGCAAGAGAACTAATGTGCGAGGCGTGGGCCGACAGGATTCACCACGAGGCCACGACATCGCGCATGGGAAAGAAAACGGTGGAGAAGCCCGAAGGCGTCGAGATCACGACGGGCGACGCGGTTGAACGGTCCCGTCTGGCTGTTGACGCAATGAAATGGACGCTATCGAAGCTTCTGCCCAAGAAATATGGCGACAAACTCGCCATCGGCGGCGCCGAGGATCTCGGCCCTGTCCAGCTTTCATGGAAATCGAGATCGACTACACCCCGAGAGACGAGGCAGTAGACGCCTTCCACGATAGGCGTGAGCGGTCGTGTGTCTGGATCGCCCATCGCCGCCGCGGCAAGACCGTGGCGATCGCGAACGACGGGCTCAAGCGGTTGATAGAAATAGACCCCCGCGGCCGCGAGCACGCCCCTCCGAAGATAGCATGGATGTACCCGAGCAGGGTGCGAGCCAAGGATATCGCCTGGAGCTACCTTAAGTATTACGCGAGGAAGATCCCGGGTTCGCGCCCCATCGAGAGCGAGTTGGCGATCGAGTTGGGTGATGGGCGACGGTTCACGCTCTACGGCGCTGACGGGGCTCGAGGAGTAGGCCAGTACCTGGACGGCATCTACTACGACGAGCGGGACGACATCCCAGAGGGAGTCGTGGTAGACCTGGCGCCGACCCTCGTGGACTATCACGGGTTCGATGTGCACGCGGGGATGTTGCGCGGGAGGTATCGCCTGTGGAAGCTGCGGGAGGCGTCAAAGGACAATCCCGACGTTATGAACTTGATGGAGAGGGCCAGCGAGACCAACGTGATCCCCGAGGGAGAGCTCGCGTTGCTTCGGATCTCAATGGGAGAGTCGGCCTACCAGATGCAGATGGAGTGCAACCCAAACGCGGCGCTGGCGAACGCGATTTACGGGACGTGGATGGAGGCGGCGCGGGCCGCCGGGCGCGTGTGCAGGATCCCGTGGGAAACGTCCGTGCCCATTGACTGGTTCGCGGACATCGGCCACTCGATGCGCGGTGACGACTGGTCTTGGTGGGCGGTCCAATTGAAGGGGCGCGACATCCTGATTCAGCGGTATTTCTCGAACACCAACAAGGCTCCGTCATGGTACGCGATCGAGCTGCAGAAGTGGACTGAGGAGGCGAGCTGCCCCATGGGGTGCGTGTTCCTGCCCCATGACGGCGCGCATCAGGACAGGCATGGGCGGTCGGCACGCGACGACCTGCTTGCCGCCGGAATCGCGCGCGTGAAGATCGTGGACCGGACGCCGAACCTGTGGCAGTCGATCAATGACCTGCGCGACACCTTCAACCGCTTCTGGATCGACGAGACGCGGTGTGATGTGGCGACCAAGGTGGGCACGCTGGCGGATGGCTCGGACTGGACGCTCCCGGGCGGCATCGACTGCCTCGACCTGTATTCGAAGAAGGAGCGGACGGACGGAATCCCCGGCGAGGAGCCCGACCACAACGCCTACAGCCACGGGGCCGACGCGCTGCGCACCTTCATCGAGGCGTTCAGGCGAGGCATGATCGACGGGACGAGCCCAGTCGCCCGCGAGTCGCGCCGCGGGCAGGACAAGCCGCGCGTCCTGCGCGGTCCAGGCCCGCAGAGTTACCCGATAGGATTCGGCGCGCAGAGGAAGCCGAACGTCATCCGCAGGTGACGCCGATTCAGACCATGCGTTCGCTCTACGAGAGCGAGCCGCACGCGAAGACCTTCGAGGAGCGGATTGAGCTCGTGCTGTCGATTGGCTTCGTGCATTCGGACAAGGACGTGTTCCTTGCCGCGTGGCCGGTCCGGCGTTTCCAATCCCCCCCCGACTGCTGGTACATTGCCATGCTGGCGGGCGACATGGCCCGCGCGTGGGAGTGTGAGCCGTACCCGCTCCCATGGATCGCATTCGAGCGGGGGCGGGGAAACGAAAAACGCTTGAGTGTTTGGCCGCGTGCAAGGATAAGGACTCTGACGGGCCGCCACCTCGTTATCCCTGCATGAACCGCATTTACGAATTGTGGCCCCGGAGCGCCTTTGCGTTCAACACGAGCGAGTCAACCTGGTACGACCCGCTGGGCATCTTCGACTCGAAGAAGAACCCGAACCCGGCGAACGCGATCGCGTCGTTGCCCGTGCCGGTGCCCACCGCGCCGGTCACGGCTGCGGACCCGTCCGTCCTCGCGGCCCAGAATCAGTTCGCGCAGGCGAACCTAAGGAAGAAGACGATAGCCAGCACGATCACGCCGATGGGCGGGGACACGGGCGGATTTAAACCGGGGATGGCAGGCTATCCCGGCAATCCGGGGCCAGCGCCGACTTCGTACAAAGCCTGAGCCATGGCCGCAACGAAAGCAGATCCGCTGGCGCTCGACTTGCTGACGCAGTACGAGAGCCAGAAGTCGAAGCGCCAAGCGCGCATGGACAATGACTGGCAATCGATAAGCGATTTGATGCTGCCCCAAGACAGCAATATCTCCGTCGAGAAAACCAATGAGAGCGTCATCGACTGGACCGCGCAGGTGTTCGACACGACGGCGATTCAGGCGGGGCAGACGTTCATGTCAGGGTATTACAACTGGACGACGCCGCAGCAGCAGCCATGGGCGGGATACGCCAGTCCGAAAAGCCTGGGCGACGTGGGCATAGACGGGGCCAAGTTCTGGGAGGAAGCGACTGACGACGTGATGGCCGCCTTTGGGCGCAGCAACTTCTATTCTGCGCGTGCAATGGGATGCCTGGGGCTGGGGGTGTTTGGGACTGACTTCCTGCTGTTCGAGGAGGACGAGGAAACCCCCGGCGAGTTCAATTTCAGGCATAACCGCGTTTCCACCTACGTCATCGAGGAGAATTACCGGGGCGTCGTGGATTCGACGAAGCGCGAGTTTGAGATGACGTGGCGTCAGATTAAGCAGCAGTTCAGAAAGCCGGGGGAGATCCCCGAGGAGATGGAGGCCGCGGCGAAGGGAGGCGTGAAGGGGAGCCAGAAGAAGTTCAATATCCTCCATTGCATCTTCCCGAGGAAGGACTGGGAGCGGCTGAAGGGCAGGAAGGATGGGGCCAATAAACCGATCGGCTCCGTGTACCTGTCCATGGATTTCAAGAAGACGATGCGGATTGGGGGATACGACGAGGAATGCCAGCTCGTCCCGAGATTCGCCAAGTGGGGGACGGATTCGCCCTACGGGTTCGGCCCGGCGTACACGGCGCTGTGCGACGCGAGGGAATTGAATTTCATGGCCATGTACATGCACGCGGCGGCTGAAAAGCTGATCGATCCGCGCTTGCTTGTGCCGAGCAATTTGGAGGGCGACGTGGACATGAGGGCGGGCGGCGTCACGATCTGGGACGAGAATGTTCCCGACGGGAAGCCGAGCGAATGGGCGAGCGCGACCGAATACAAGCTGGGGAGGGAAATCATGGAGGACCTGAAGGCGTCGATCAACGCGGCTTTTCTTGTCCCGGCCTTCAAGTTCCTGAACAGCCAGCCGCTTTTGGACAAGCGCATGACGGCGTACGAAATCAGCCAACGCCTCGCCGAGCAGTTGCAGGGCGCGACGCCGGCGACCGCAAGGAGCGAATCGGAATTTACCCGGCCCTGCATGCGTCGGGCGTTTGGCATCCGCTACCGCAACGGCAAGGACAACCCGAAGTCGATTTACCACAATGTGCCCGATTCGCTGCTGGTGGACATCGGCGGAGGCAGGCGCGGGCTTGCGATTCCGGACGTGGTTGTGACGAGCCGCTTCAGCGATGCCATGAAGGCGCTAAAGAACCGCGCAGCCGAGGAGCTCATGCAATTCCTGATGCCCCAGGTGGATCAGTTCCAGCGGCCCGACTTGCTGGACCCGTTTGACCTGGACAAAATCAATACGGAGTACGGCATCAACGCTGGCCTAGCCCCCGGCTGCATCAGGGACGAGAAGGGCGCGAAGGGGTACCTGGCGATCAGGCAGAAGCGCGACGCGCAGGTGCAGGCCCAGAGGGCGGCTGAGCAGGCCGCCGAGTTGGGCAAGGCGGGAGCCGGCCTTGGCAAGAGCCCTTCTTGGCTTCAGGACCAGGCGCAGGAAACCTTGCAAGGCAAGAAGAGGGCCGCTTAAAGCATGGCATGATGAATCGCCGCTTCTTCATTCGACTGCTGGGAATTGCCCCGCTTCTGGGGCTCGCTTCCAAGATTCCTGCGGCCAAGCTGGTAGTGCCCAATTCGGGACTCACACTCTCAAAACTAAAAGAAGCGGCGTTGCTCTTGGATGCTAACGAGGCCTCGGCAGAGGACAGGTGGTTTGCGCTGAACAAGGAGCAGGTCAGCCGAATCCATTCGCAAGCGTTCACCGAGCAGCTTGAGTCTGAGGGCAAGCTGGCGTTTACAGAGCGAATCGACGTGTTGCCCGGTCGGGCGCATTGCGTGCAGGTGCACCACTCGCGTCCGGGAACGGACGCGGATAAGATGATTGATCGAGTTACCTGGATCGACGAATCGGATTATTCTGAGGCGATGCTTGAGAAGACTCGGCAACAAACCCGGATCGCTGGACGCCGCTATTGGGCGCAGCAAGCACGCATCCAGCGCAAGTTGGCGTTGGTGCGCACTCGCGCCATCGCATGACCCCCGGTGAGAAACTCGCCCAAAAGAGCGACGACCAAAAGCAGGCGCAGGCCGAAGCAAGAGCCGCAGCCCTCGCTCTTGCGAATGACTTCAAGGAGGTTTTTGGAATCCCCCGGAGCAGGAGCGAAGCTCAGGACCGCGTTCTCGCGCATCTTAGGGAAAAAGCGGGCGGACCGGGAAGCGCGTTCCGTCCCCAGGGGGAGGGCGACGGAGTCAAGATCCTCATCGCCGGAATTCAACGCGACGGCGCGAGGTCGGTGATGGATGTGATCCAGTACCAGCTTGACCAGGCGACAAAGAAGCCTAAGCCAGTGAAGGCCAAGGTAGCAGTCAAACGTTAGTCATTCGCCACATGCCCAAAGAAACAGCATCGACAGCGGAGCCGATTGTGCTTCGCAAATCCGGCGATCTCGTGCTTGAGGTTGACGGCAGGGAAGAGGTCATCGCCCACTACGATCGCAAGACCTCGGATCTCGAATATGCGACGCTCGCCATGAGCAAGGCGCACCAGCGCGGGTGCGCGTTCGCGATCGGCACGATCAACAAGGGAAAGACCGTGAGCGGTCTCCAGATCAAGACATTCGGCGTGAAGGGCGTTCCGCGCGACGATGTTTCAAAGGCGCCCAAGATGCCGAAGAAAGATCCGCTCCTCGGGGACCAGACCGACGCGCTCGTCAAATGGTATTTCGCGTGGTGCCCCAAGGAGGCGTACATCCGTTACGGCGTTTACCTGAACGCGGACGGCGAGCCCGTCCGGCGCAACGTGCGGCGCA